ATGGTCTTGTGAAACGCCGGGCTGCTGAGGCCCTTTCTTTTGGAGCAACAAAATGACCGCATTTACAATTGGTTTGATAATCGGCATCATCAGCGGAATGGTGATTAATTGGGCGCTGTCTGACTGATCTGAAATGAATTCATTTTCTTTTTCCGTAGTTTTGCCTTATAATCCTGACCACAGGCGCATGCTGAATCAGCAGCTTTACTCAACGGAGCAGCAATGGCCTATGTGATGTCTTTTTCCTCCCTGCAGGAAGACGCCCGCCGGTACTTGGAGCGGGGTTTTACCGCTGAGAGTGACCCGCTTGTCTTTGAGCAATTGCCTCGGCTGATTAACTTCGCCGAGCGCCGTATTGCGCGTGAGCTCAAGATCCAAGGTTTTATACGTGTGATGACCGCCCCTTTAGTACTGGGCACGGCTGTCTATCTGAAGCCTGATCGATGGCGCGAGACTATCTCCATGACTCTGGCGGGCAAGCCTGTATTCCCACGCTCTGTGGAATACGTGCGGTCATATTGGCCAACTCAATCAGCTACTGGCGAAACTGAGTTCTACGCTGACTACGACTACAATCATTGGCTCTTCGCGCCAACACCGAATGCCAACGCTACGCTAGAGGTGATTTACTACGAGCTGCCTCCATTGCTAGATGATACCAATACAAGCAATTGGTTGACCGACTACGCGCCTAATGTACTGCTTTACGCCACGCTGCTAGAGTGCACACCTTTCTTGAAGAATGATGAGCGCATAGGCACATGGCAAGGGATGTATGACCGAGGTGCTCAAGCACTAAATGGTGAAGACCTGAAGCGCATCATGGACCGCAACACCTCGCGCCAAGGAGCCTAAGATATGACGACATACAACGATATTTTTGGTGGTTCAAACATATACCCATCCCAGATAACATACCGGGCTGTGGCACTAACGACCAATGTCAGTCTCCATTGGCCTGAGGAGACTTCTGATTCCGGGGACTTTGTTACCAAGATAATGGACGTGACCCCGAGTGCTGGCAGCTTGGTTATGACGATGCCGCTAGCCACTGGCACCAGTAATGGCAATACGGTATTGTTCAACAACGTAGGCTCCTTTACTTTCATTGTCAAGGACTCTGCTGGCGTACAGCTTATCTCCGTAGAGGCAGGTACTGTTTGGCAACTTTATCTAACCAACAATACCACAGACGCAGGCGCATGGAAAGCCCTACAGTACGGCGCTGCGACTAGCTCTGCTAACGCCTCCGCATTGGCAGGAACCGGCATTGTGGCTGTTGGCACACTGCTGAGTCAGTCGGTGCCTGTGACTTCATTCTCAATCACTTACTCAGCTGCTCCAACTGACCGGGCTAAGATGTTCGTTTTCACCGGCGCAGGTGGCCAAACTCTAGAACTACCTTTAGCGGCAACTGTAGGCAACAACTGGTTCATGCTGGTTCGCAATTCAGGCTCCGATGCGTTGACAATAGACCCTTCCGGTGGCCCTACAATCGATGGTAGTGCTACCTTATTAATGCAGCCATCCGAGTCAGCCATTATCGCTTGCGACGGTGTAAACTACTTCACCATAGGCTTTGGCCAGACCAGTACGTTCGCTTTTGACTACACCACCATTGCTGTGGCAGGAGCGGTAGGTAATTACACACTTGCCGGCGCTGAGTTGAACCGAATTGCCTATGCTTTTACGGGGGCGTTGACAGGCAATCGAGACATTATTGTACCGGCAACAGTGCAGCAGTATTGGGTTAGCAACGATACCACAGGCGCCTACACCTTCACAGTAAGGACTGCGGCTGGCACTGGCGTCACTCTTGGCACCGGCCAAAAGGCGATCTTTTACTGCGATGGCGTCAACGTCGTTGACGCGGATTCGTCTACCATATCAGTCCCGATCCAAGTCAATCAAGGCGGCACCGGTGCAATAACGGCTGGTGCTGCACTTATCAACCTTGGAGGCACTTCTGTAGGCACCGCCCTATTCACAGCCGCCACCGCTGCTGCAGCCTATGCTGCACTTGGAGTTGCACCTGCTGGTGTTGTTGATGGAGGGGTTTTCTAATGCTCACCGCCCGTAACCACGCTCGAGGTATTGTGTAATGCCCGAAAGCACCGTTGTCCTGCGCTCCCAGCCTGGCATTAAACGCGACGGCACCAAGTACGACGGTGACTTTTACACTGACGGCCAATGGGTGCGGTTTCAGCGTGGACTGCCTAGGAAGATTGGCGGATACCGTTCTATTACCAAATACTTGACCGAGATTAGCCGGGGATTGTCTGCATTCACATCAATGGATATTGCTTATGCCCACAGCGGCTCTGCCACATTGCTCCAGCGGTTCACCATTGACACAACGCTCAACAGCTCCATAATGACCGATCGAACGCCGACAGCTATAGCAGCCATTGGTACTCTGACACTGGCGACTGGAGGCGCAGGATCGGTAGATTCTGTAACTGTGAATGGTGTGACGATTACTTCAGGATCTGTGGCTTTCAATGTCAGCTTGGGCCAAACAGCAACGGATGTTGCTTCAAATATAACAGCTCATACTTCCGTGCCGAACTACACTGCAGCTGCTGTTGGAACCACAATAACTATCACTGCGGTGACTGCGAATGTAGATACCAATGGGTATGTGGTTGCTGCCACACTGACAACAATTACTGTTACGGCCACTCCAATGGCTGGCGGCAATACGGCGCTAATCCCTTCGACGAACAACCAATGGGTGTTCGACTACATGTACGACCCGACGAGTGCGGTCAATTCAGTCATAGCAAATGTAGCCCCTAATGGTGATTGTAGTTGTAATAATGAAGGCGGTCAGATATTCTATGGAAATTTAGAGGGTACTGATAGGCTTGTGAATATAAAAATCCCATCCACCGTCAATGCTACAGGAGGTATGGTAATTTTGCACCCATACCTTTTCTACTATGGCTCAGATGGGGTTATCGGCTGGTCAATTCCAGGTGACCCAACAGATCTTTCCGGCACGGGCTCAGGCTCTGCCCGTGTATGGGGCCAGAAAATTATCAAAGGCCTGCCACTAAGGGCCGGATCTGGCAGTGCGCCGGCTGGACTCTTCTGGGCGAATGACGCTGTTATCCGTTCAACATTTGTCGGAGGTGCGGCCATTTTCAACTTCGACGTTGTGGCCTCTGATACCTCCATAATGTCTGCTGCTTGCGTTGTAGATTTCGATGGAGTATTTTACTGGGCCGGAATAGATCGCTTTTTGATGTTCAACGGCGTTGTTCGTGAAGTTCCTAACCCAATGAATCTTAACTGGTTCTTTGATAGCATCAATGAGCAGCAGCGAACCAAAGTATTTGCCTTCAAGGTCGCCAGATTTGGAGAGATTTGGTGGTGTTATCCGCGTGGTACAGCTACTGAGTGCACTCATGCCGTGATCTACAATGTGCGTGAGAATGCCTGGTATGACACGAAGCTGCCAAACTCAGGCCGTAGTGCTGGTGTATTTGGCAATTTATTCGCCCGGCCCTTATTGACAGGGGTTGATGTTGAGCCGGAGGGCTATAAAGTTTGGATTCATGAAAGTGGCGTTGACTCCATCTCTGGTCAAACGGCCTTGCCTGTGGAAAGTTACTTCGAAACTGCAGACATATCAGCTGTTGCAAAAGGCAACAACAGCGCCTTGCGAATCACGCAGATTGAGCCTGACTTCATTCAGTCCGGGGATATGACCGTCCAGATAACAGGCCGTGCTAACGCTCGCGCTCCTGAGGTGTACTCCACGCTATTCACCTTTCCAGATAGTGCAACACTGTCTTATCAGCAAATTGTGATGCTCAAAGAGCAAAGGCGTGAACTGCGTGCTAAATTTACCTCTAACACGATAGGCGGCAACTATGAAATGGGGCAAGTCATTGCCCACATTGATACCGCAGATCATAGAAGTTTGGCATGAGTGGCTTTATTACTCGTCCTACAGGACTGGACGTCACGGATTGGACGGCGCAGATTGTGCTGGATCTAGACGGCTTTGGTGCTATTGGCAGACTCACAGCACCTGAGTTGTGGCAGGATTGGGCAGCGCAGCTTTTGAATACGGCTACTTTGGGGCGCGCATTACCCGACCCTTATGGATTTGATAATTGGCAAGAATGGGCAGAACGACTTTGTGGAGCACTAGCATGAACATGAACAGACAACAAATAATGGAAGCAGCACAGAAGCTGCCACAATACCGCCAAGTGGTTCAGTTGCTTCAGCAGCAGTCAGCGCAGATGCCGCTCACAGCAGAGGCGCTGAGCCAGATGATTCGCATGCTGGAAGGGGCGCTGAAGAATCCGGAGAAATATGCTGAGATTCGTGCAGCAGCTATCCAGGACGGGATTGTGGACGCTGAGGATATGCCGGAGCAATACAACCCAATTTTGCTCATATCATTGCTGGCAGCATTCTACGGACTAGAAGATGCGGAGAAGGCCAAGGGCTTTGCCCGCGGGGGTCTAGCGAGCCTTGCTCACCGGGGTAGAGGCGGCGATACAATGTTAGCCCATATCAACCCAGTGGAGGCCATGCGGCTCCGCCAGATGGGGGGCTCAGGGGCTATCAACCCTGAGACAGGGTTGCCGGAGTATGGGTTTCTGAAGAATTTGTTCAAGGTTGCCCTGCCATTTATTATCAACTATTTTGTACCAGGACTGGGAACAGCTTTTGGCGCAGCCGCTGGTTCAACAGCTGCAGCCATGACATCGGCGGCTATTACCGGTGGTCTTACTTCAGGACTTACCGGGGGATCCGTACTCAAAGGTGCACTCACCGGGGCCGTTATGGGTGGAGCCGGTGACTGGGCTGGCAGTGCCATTGGCAGTCAATTCCCAAGTCTAAGCCCACAAATGGCTGGCTATGCTGGAAACGCCTTAGCTGGAGGGGTGGCGGGGGCAGCTAGCGGCCAGGGGTTCGGGCGAGGCGCGGTAATGGGCGCTGCGGGCAAATACCTTGGCAATCAGATTTCAGGCATGGGCACAAACATGGAGCCTGGCGCCTGGCGCACAGGTGTTGAGACAGCTGGGCAGAACATTGGTAGGGGGTTGACAGCTGGCATGGACCCTAGGGCTGCGATTGTTGGAGGCGGATTGTCTGCGCTACTAACCGGCGCATTCCCCAAACCGGGCCAAACACCAGCTGAGTTGGCGGTGAATGCGCCTGCAGACCCATTGGCTCGGCCTGCGTCTGCCGGAAATAACATGAGCCAAGATAGCGGAGGGTCCCCACTAGCCCAAATAGGCAAAGGGTTCAACCTTAGTACTGCACTGCCCCTGCTGGCCTTGGCAGGAATGTCAGGCGCCCCTGCCGAGGTGCAAGCCGCAGTACCTCAAATGTCTCCGGAGCAGA